CTCATAACTGATGCTAAACGCTTGGTGCCTTCAGTAACGCCCATGCCCATTTGTGCAAAGTTAGCAGTATTGGCCTTAACTACTCCGCTGAACTGTTCTAGTGTCAGGCCAGCATTTGACGACATGGTCATTAAATCTGACATAGATCCCGACAGTACTGCACCCGATTGACTTAGTGTTTGAAATGATTTGATTGAGGTATCTACTTGCTTGAGCAAGAAGTCCATGCCAGATTCAGCCAGCTGTGTAATTGCACCAACTGCAACGCCAACTGCTTGGCCAAGTACTGCGAGTTTTTGTCCTGACTTGTCACCATTGCGGGCCATTTGCTCGCCGGCCTTGACCAATGAGTCGGCGCCAACTTTGATACTATCTCCCAAAAACTCCAGCTGAGTTTTCATCAGTGCTGTAGCCGATTGGAATGCGTCTCCCGAGTTCAGTGCTGTGGTTGCGACTCTAGTAAATCCCTTGACCACAGTACCGCCAATGGTTCCAACCAGTTTGTCAACGGCCTCTTCCATTAGTTCTTCGGACGTGACTAATCTATCGTCCCAGTCTTTTAGAGACAGTCCAGATTTTTTAAGCCACTTGGCAAAATCTTCTTGCCGTTTCTTTTCCTCAGGCGTTAGCCCAGAATCATTCTTATCAGCCATTTAGTACCTATAAATATGTAGTATATCAAGTATATTTATAGGAAAAAACATGACACAATTTGTCCCTCAAGCAAATCCGGCACCCAACGGGAACCCTTTAACCAAGCATTTTAGACAACCTGCTATTTTTACACGCTTGGTCAGCGGTGGCAAATACTGGCCCGATGGCTCACTAGATTTACCCGTGACTGGTAAGATTCCAGTGTATCCTATGACTACACGTGACGAGATAACGCTGAAAACACCAGACGCCCTAATTGACGGAACCAGTGTTGTTAGTGTAGTACAGAGCTGCTGCCCAAATATCAAAAATGCTTGGGAAATGCCCAGCGTGGATGTTGATGCTGTGCTGATTGCTGTGCGTATTGCCAGTTACGGTCCCACAATGGAAATTGAAAGTACTTGCCCGCATTGCAAGCACGAACACAATTACGATGTGGATCTCAGCAGTATACTTGATCGTTTGCAACTGCCCAACTATGATCAAGAAGTGCGTATTGATCAAGAAGTTACCGTTAAACTACGTCCACTAACATACTTGCAGGTTAGCCGTGCAGGTAGTGCTGCATTTGAAGAACAACGCTATATCCAGTCCTTGGCCAATAGCGATACTTCTGAAGATGAAAAGAAACAGCAATATACCAAACACCTTGAAAAACTTGTTGAATTGAATCTCAACAATATTGTGTATGGTACTGAAGCGGTTATATTGAACAGCGTAGAACGTGTAACTGATTCTAACTTTATCAAAGAATATTACTTAAATGCCGAAACCAGTGTGGTGCGTAAGATTCAAGATAAAGTCAAAGAGTTTGCTGATACTGTTGCAATCAAACCCCTAGCAGTCAATTGTACAGAATGCGGTAAAGACTTTTCATTGAGCATTGCATTTGATTATTCAAGTTTTTTCGGCAAAGGCTTTTGAGTCTGGGCAACGATGAGATTGTCGCAATGATCAATCAATTTGATAAAGATTCAAAAGCCTTAAAAGAAGAAGCCCTGAGATTTTGTTGGTACATGCGCGGTGGACTCAGCTATGACGACGTATTCATGCTAAGTGCAAATGAACGTGATATCATAGGTAAAATAGTCAAAGAAAACTTAGAGACAACGAAAAAAAGCGGCCTCCCCTTCTTCTAAAAAAACGGCAAACCCAAGTCTGAAGAACACAAACAAAAGCTATCAGAATATTTTACCGGTAAATCCAATGGCTTACGCACAGAAGAAACCAAAGCTAAAATGCGTAAACCTAAGTCAGAGGAACACAAAGCTAAAATGCGTAAACCTAAATCACCAGAACACATTAAAGCAATATTAGAAGCTAAAGCAAGAAAAAAATTATCATCAAGTTAAGATGTTCTACGAACATCTGTTATTTCGCTTGCGCTCATAACTGTATTTTCATTGTTACTAGAGCGGAGCGACTTGAGCGAAGCGATATATACTGTTCATCCAGATCAACCAGTCACACTTTGCCCGCACAGGGCAAAAATGAATAGCGATTTCATCCGAGTCTCGCAGTCACTGAGCGTTAAAGCAATTACAGAGGCGGTTGTCCGGTACCTCGAGCTTAGTTCTTATCACAACGGCAGCTAATATAACATACGCCAGCATACTATATTAACCTGCTACATCACTGTAGCGTCTTTTCAGCCATAAAAATTCTGTTCAAACATCTAAACTGCGGCATTTGCAGTCGTCGTCCGGTTAAGGATAGTAGATGAGTGCTCTGTACGGCGCAGAGTCTTCCGTCCCCCTTTTTATCAGGTTGTCGCTAGGTACACGTTTTAAGACCTGTACGAGTCGTTATCCGTTCAGTTTGTTTATAATATGGGAGCCATGCACACGGACTGAGATCTGTCCGTTATAATAATCTGTTGATTCTAATACTCTATGTGTGAATTGTTCTCGAGCTTCGATGTAACTACATTCCGCTTTTGATTTGCAATAGTAAAGTATTTCTCTGGTAAAGTTTTCGGTGCCGTGAGTTTGAACGTCTCGGTTTAATTGATCGTTTGAGCCATAATAGGTAAGCCAATCGCTGTCGATCTTTGATCGAATCTTCTTTTTCTTTTTTGTGCCGTTCTTGAGTTTTACTGTTTTATAAGTGGTTTTTGCGAATTTCGCTAGTTTTTTGCCTATGTACTTTTTGCCAGATAGATTATTGACAATAATGTAAACAAAACCAACACAGTCGTCGGGTAGAGTTTCTACAGGGGTTCCTTGATAATACCATGTCATTGCACATATAGTTATGACTTTACCACTCAGTGGCGTATTTTTCATCAACTACAGCGCTTGAGCATTTGGTTTGGCATTCCTGCCAACGAAAGCTCTGAAAATCTTCTGACCAAAATTTGTGTGCCAATGCTTGTTCTAGTGTTGTATGATTTAAATTAAATTGTTCTGCCAGTATTTGCCATTCGTTATTGTGACTATATCTATTTGCAACCCAACAACAGGGAAACAATCTTCCCTGTGCATCAATGTATAGCCCCTTGTTACCAATAGCGCAAAGGGGTTTAATTGGTGCTGAGTTGATTAATTTATTGTGGAGTTTTAAGTTTGTTAAGGGAATAATGTGCCATGATGCTTGATCTGTTAAATCAGTGACTTCTCTCTCGAATCTGTGGGTAGAGCTAATTAAATCTCTACTAGGTTCAAGGGTATCGTCTGTGCCATAAGAATTGTATATTGAGCCAAATTTTGTACTCTTTGTTAGTTGAAATCTATCAACGCCCAACTGTTTTGCGAATCGTTGCATAAAATCTAACCGGTGCTCATTAAATTTAAATGCAATGGCCGCCCATACAATCATGCAGCGGCTGGTAGCTCGCAGGGTTTGTAGCCCGGCAATGATACTGTCCCAGTCGCTGTTGACGCGATAGATGTTATTACTGTAATTATCGTAGCCGTCAATACTAAAATGTACGCTGTCAATTTCAGTTAGGGTTTTGCCTAGTTCAATCCACCAAGTGATCTTTTTGTGTGATCCATTTGTAACAATCACAATCTCAACGGGCTTGATGCTTTTGATGTACTGTATAACAGGTATGAGATCGTGTGCATAGATAGGGTCACCGTCATCCCCACAGAATGTGATCTTTTCTACATTCGCTTGTATAAACTCAGGAGTAAAGTTGCGTTTGAAAAACTCTAGATCTAGTTCAGTGTTGACCAGCGTGTCGGGCACTTCTTGTCGAGCACAGCGAGGGCAGCGCAAGGTACACTTGCTGCTAATCTCAATGTGAAAATGCCAAGTTGCTAACATTAAGTTATTTCTAAATCTGTGTCGTAGCTGGTATAGCCGTTTTCTTTTACAACCTTGAGCGTGTTATTTACACGTCCGGCTAGCTCGTCTTTGTGACTCACGAGCCAAATACTCTTGTTGTGATCCCTACTCATCTTCTTGAGAATAGCCAGTGCGTTTTCAACACCACTGCTATCCATACCGCTGTCAACGAGCTCGTCGATGAACAGCAAGTTAATGGGCTGATATAGACTTTCCCACACATCGCGGAATGCCCAGCTCAAGCTCAAGATAAGTCGATTGCGCTCACCGCGGCTCAAGTTGTCAAAGTCCAAGTCGCGCCCTAGTTCTGTAATGCTTACAGTTAGGTCGTTGTTGAATTTTACAGTATGCGGCAGACCAATGCGATCTAAATATTGTCCTAAGCGAGCATTCAAGTAGCTCAAGTTCTGATCAATAATACGTTTACGGATAAAGCTATCCTTGTTGGTCAGCAGTTTGTGCAAGAAGTCTTGGTGTGTACGCAGCTCATCTAGCTCGTTCATGACTGCAAAGTCAATTTCCTCTAACGCCTGCTCCTGCATCTCACGTATTTGATCAACATAGGGATCCGCTTCATTTTGCTTGGCTGTAAGTTGCGCCAACACACTGCCCATGCTGCTACGATGTTCAAAGGCATCTGCTTCGTTATCATAAAACACCTTTGGCATCGTACCTAGCTCTCCCAGTGCCGCCAATGTGTCGGTATGTTCCATCAACTGTGTGTTGGTTGCTAGTGCTTGTAATGCGGCTTCCTGTAGTGCCTTGCGCTTTTCCTCTAGCAACTGCACTTGTTTGTCATCGTGGAACGCTTGTCCACAACTGTGACAGGTATGATTTTCTAAGGCTGCAATGTCATTCTTGAGCTTGTCAATTTCTTTCAGTTCACGCTTTTCATCCAGCTCGCAGCGTTTGATCCAGCTGTTGAGATCATTAATGGCCTTGCGCTTGACATTATAGTCGGCTAGTGCCTTGTGTGCAGATAGTTCAGCTTCAATGTCGAGTTTAGCAAGTTCATCATAAGCTGTCTGCAACGCTGCAACATCGTTTGTCTTTTTGCTGTTCCATAAATTCTGGCGTCGTAAGAGTGCATCGATTTGATCCTGTATACGTCGGTTTGCATCGCCTACTGCTTTAATTCTAAATTCTTCAGCAGTGATAGCATCCTTTGTGGCTTTGGCCAGTTCTTTTAGTCGTTCTGCCTTTTCACTTAGTAGTGTAATGCCCAACAACTGTTCAATCATGAGTCGTTGATCATTACTTTTCAAACTAAGGAACGGCTCAGTGTAGGTGTTGAGTGCCACAATATGTTTGAACATTTCGTGGCTCATGCCCAACATGCGTTCAATGTCAGCCTGTGTTTCTCTACTATCGCCTTGACTTTCATCTGTGATCTCACGTTCAGTATCATCAATGAAGAACTTCATCACGTTGGGCTTGCGTCCACGTTCAATGCGATAGTTAATGCCATTGACTTCAAAATCAACTGTGACCATCATGCCCTTGCCATTAGTCTTGTTGATCAAGTTGTCTTTCTTGATGTTAGTTAGAGCCTGTCCATAAAGTCCGTAACTGAGCGCATTGATAATTGTGGTCTTACCTGTACCGTTACGTGCTCCGCTGTCATCTCCGCCCAAGTCCAAGTTTTCACCCAGCACAAGAGTTAAGTCATTACGATCAAAGTTTACGGCCTGTGTAGCATTACCCACACTCATGAAATTTTTAACTGCGAGATCTTTTATTTTAAACATTTAATCATTTCTTCTATTTCGGCTGTGTTAGTAAACCAGTGCCGATAGTCGTATACAGGTATTGTAACATTATACATCTTCTCAATGCAATAGTTAATATAACCTTGATCGTGTAGATCGGTGATATCATTTAGGTCTATGTGTTTACAATATACCAATGCTTGGCCTATGCGTAGCCAATCGTGATATATTTTAAAGTACTGTTGATTCTGTACTTGCCAACTACTACAAAAATCTGTTAACCTGTCCTGGTGCAATACCGAACCGCCTAGGGCATTTATTGTTTGTGTAATGACACCAGCAGGATTCAACATTAACTGCTCTAAACTTATGTTCAAACATCCATCCATTGGATCCCATTTAAACGGCCAGTTATGATACAACAAGGTAAAATTTTCTCGAGCAGCATAGGGTTCGTTGTTATCGGTCCAGTTTGTAGAAACTTGTAGCTCTGTTACAGAAATTGGATCACTTTTTTGTGCTTTAATTACACAAGTTTTGTAGACTACTGGTCTAACTAAGGGATCTACCGTTACTCGAACAATTTTGGCTCCTGGAAAATGTTTATGCACCTGTGTATATGAATCGTTTGCTATACCGTTGTCGCACAGTATTAAACATTCCAAATCTGTTTTGGGCAAAGCCAAACGGTAATCCAACGGATCATGAAAATAAATTTCTGTATATTTTGCAGTGTCGTGACTAGTGCCCCTGGTATCAAATTTGAAGTTGCTATTATTGGGCTTGTATGTATTACTAGCAAACTCGGTCAGTACGTGATATAAAAAATTACCAAATCCGCCCGACGGATAACTGATTAGAATCATAGATTTCTATAGATATCCAACAAGAGATTCTTATTAAATTTGCCATTTTCCAGCGTAGTAAGTTGACCTGTAACAATTTGGTCTACACTTTCAAATTCAATATTGCCCTGTATTTCGTATTCGGTCAAGTCAGTGACCTTAGCAGGGATTAGCGTAAGCTCACGTAGATTGTACTGTCCTACAAAAGTTTCTTTAATAAAGCTAGCTTCTTCGTAGCTGATGTCTATGTCCAAATTTACACGAATGTGCATGTTAGGCTGCAACATGACTTCGGTATTCTTTAGCACATCGCTAAGTTGGAACACACGATAGCGAGGTTGATCTGGCCAAGCGTGATACTCGGGCGGCTTGCCCCATTCCAATATGGTAAGTCCACGTTCGTCATCCCCGGCATCGGCATAGTTATGCGGAAACGCATTGCCAATATAGGTCACATTGTTTTTGGTTTGTCGTTTGTGAAAGTGTCCGGTAAAAACATGTCCAAAGTGACTAAAGTCTTCGCGTTTGACCTCACCATGATCTGGCATGGCCACCATGGCATTCATCAAATAGCCGGGTAACTCAAAGTGACCAAAGATGTATTGTCCCTTGAGTTTGTGCAATCGTTTGTGGTCGTCTCCGACCAGCCAAGGAGCGATAACCACATTATCGTCAACAAACCAATCGTTAACAATTTGAATGTTCGGGAGGTGACGAGCCCATTCAACTGATTGGATATCACGTTTATCGCGATAATAGAGATCATGATTGCCAGGAATGAAGAAAACACGTTCAAAATTATCATTTAAGTGTTCCAGGGCCCGTAGGCTGTAGTTG